CACCGTACTTGTCGATGTCGCGCACGTTGTTGAACAGGCTCTTCATGAGCCGTTCCATCTCGCGCACGATGCCGAACATCAGGTCAAACAACCCAGCGCCGTGGAACGTGCCGTTGTCCATGAACCGCGCAAACCCGATCGGGCAGTACGTCTCCACCTCGCTCAAGTCGCGGTCCTCAAGCACCACGTCGCCACTCGAGACGATGTACCGGCTCACGGTCCCACGCGGGCCGTCCATCCACAACTCCCGCACCTTCACGACTTCCATCTCGTTGCCGTCCGGCACACCATTGAGCGCGCCAGTACTCGCAGAACTCAGGATGTAGCCGTTGCCGGGGCTGTCAGCGGGCTCCTCCATGTCGTGGCCCCACTCCCAGCTCCACGCGTCCATCCGCTCCTTGTGCTTCTCCAGCTTCGCCTTCCCGAACCGCTCCTGAAGGAACGTCATGGGAACCACGCGCTGCCGGATCAAACCCCTGACCTTGGTGTGGTCCATGCCCAGGCTCGGGAACGGCATCAACTCCTTGGGATGCACAACCTCCAGATCGCTGGTCAGTCCGATGGTGGGGTGGTCAACAATGTGACCCGTGATGCCCGCGCTGCCAAGCAGTGCAAACAGGTAGTTGAACTCCCGCTTGACCTTCTCCAACTGCTGGTCGCTCACCACCGCATCGGCCACCAACTGTGCCACACTTCGCTCGCGCAGTCCCGCGAGGCTATAGCCCTGACGCAGTGCCTTGGGCCGCAGGTCCATCGTGTTCAACCGCGCCGTGGTCTTGTCCACGATCGACAGCAGCTCCGTACTCTGGAACTCCATGTTCCCCTCTTCATCGAGGTAGTACGGCACCACACGCGCAGTGCGGGGATCAAACACGTCGAACCGCCTGAACCCGTTCAGGTAGTACCACGCCAGGATCCACAGCGTCCGCCGATACGTGAGCTTCGTAAGCTCCCGTTCAACGTGCTGGTCAATGATCCGCCCGAGGATCCGCTTGTCAGTCGGCAGCGTGTATGCGTCACTGGCCATCGTTCTTGCGCTTCCTCAGAGACTTCCACCCTGGCGGCATCTCCTCAAAAAGCTCAACGCCCTTGAGGTTAAACGTCGACATCGGAGACGGATCAGGCGTCGGCACCTTCATGTCGGCAGGTGTTGCCTCCACATGATCAGACTCGTGCTGCCCATAATACGCCTGGGCCAGCATCTGAAAGTATACGAAAGGAATCGTGACGTACAGGGGATTAGACGCGCGAACCTCGTTTTGCATTTGTTTCCTCTCTCATTGCGTTCATCAATGACCCAACAGGCATCTGCCCGAAATCCATCGCCTCGACCGCTGGGACCCCACCAGCTATCGAATCCCGGATTGTGCCGTCTTCCAGCATCCGCTCAAAGTCCAGGCCCTCGGCGGCTCCGGTGGGGTTCTGCCGGTCCAACCGCCCCCGGACCACGAACATGCTCATGGCCACCGTGTCGATAAAGTCATCGTGCTGGAGACCGCCGCTGTCCGCGTCCGGGTTGAACTGCTCGATCTGGTCGAACAGAAGCCGCCACGGCAACTGACCGCGCCGCCACGTAGGGAACTTAATGAGCCCATGCTCAAAGCGGTAGTGGAGCGCATTGATCTTCGCCGTCTTGTCCAGCGTACCCACCCGCAGCGGGATGATCCGGGGCGGAGTCTCGCCCGTCACCTCCGACGCACGCTGCCTGACCATGCTCTCCATGGCTGTGTACAACCCAAAGGACTGCCGGACCACCTCCGGGTGAATCGTCGGGCACCCCCACCGGCCAGCCATCGCGAAGCTCTTCTCGATCAGCAACTGCTCCCTGCACTGCGCACCCCACGTGTCTAGCACAAACAGGCACGCATCCACCGGGTCGTACCCCAGCAGGGTGCAGACCTTGTAGTCGCTGTCGCTCGTGTTTGTGTAACTGGTGTCCACCGTAATGAACATCCGCACACGATCCCGAAGGAACTGCTGGACCGGCATCTTCTCCTCAACCCCGCCCTTCCCGCGCCAGCACATCACCGCGTTGCTGCGCTTGGGGTCCAGGTCAAAGTCGGCGTCCGGCTGTTCCAGCCACCACCCATGCTTCTCGGTGGTCACCTCGCCGAAGTGCATGTCCTCCGCCTCACCAGGCTGCGCCAGGTACTCCGCCAGGTAGTTGTGGGTACCGATGAGTTCCCGGATCTCCTCCAGGCTCACCAGTCCCTTCAACTTAGGGTCCGCCTCCTTGGCCTTCCGGTCAAGCGGCCACATCCCCGGCCAGCAACTCTTGCGGACACCCTCGTCCTCATACTCCGCCTTCAGCACCAAGCGGGCCCACTGGTCGAAACGGGGATCCTTCGCCACCAGGCCGGTGGGGCTCGGCACCGCTTCCATCGCGTGCCACGCGTAGTGCCGCCGACTCACGAACGTCGCCAGCCACCGCACGCTCGTATCGCGACGGGTGACCATTGGCATCACAACCTTGAACAATAGCCGCTCCATGTACGACCGCAGCACACTCATGCTGGTGCTTGCCTTGGGGTCGTACTCAGGGTCATCGAGCGCATACACGCGCGGGCGACCACCGCGCTGGCGGCTCTCGGCGCTGATGGCTCGGAACCAACTGCCGTTGTTCAGGTACATCATCTCCACGCCGAACGAACGCTCGCCTCTCTTCGGCGTCAACCGACCGTCGGGGAACTCAGGACCCCAATCGTCAATAAGCCGCTGGTTCGCAAGGAACTGCGTCTTCAGGATCTGGCTCGTCTGCTCGGCGTTGTCGATGCTGCTGGTTGCGTAGATGAACGAGTAAGCCGGGCGGCTAACCATTTGCAGGAGTGCCGACTTCCTGAAACAATTGCTCTTGGCAAAGCCACGCGGAGCAATTGCGACGCTGCGTGATGCGAGCGCCCACAGCCGGTAAATGGCGAAATGCCCCAGCGGCGATTCAATCGGATCGTCATCGTAGAAGTAGGGATTGAACTCTTCTTCCCAATCGGGATACAGGTAGTAACGATCAAAAAAGTTGATGCATGCAGCAAGCGCATGCGCCCGCTCGTTCGGCTCGCCACCCACCAGCCATTGCCGACATGCGTTGACGCGAGCCAATCGCTGGCCTTCCGGCGTCAGCTCCAGGTAATCAGGCGGAAGCGGGTAGAAGTCGTTACCGTTGCGTTCGATGCGGACCGCGCTCAACGCTTCCCCACCAGCCGGATTGCGGAGATGCGCAGCAGGGCAATGGCCATCACCTGCGGGTCCGTCACGAACCGCCCAAGGTCCTCGCACACCATGAACCACTCTGGGTTTGCCTTGATGCCTTCACGGAACATCACGCCCATCTCCGGCGGCTCAACGCCGCGGAACAGGCTTGGCTCCAGAATGCCGATGTCCTGGAAGATCGCTGCACCCAGCCGGTAGCAATCACTTGGGTTCAGACGCGCCAGCGTCTCGTACACCTTGAGCAGATGATCCGGAATCACGGGCGGGGAGGAACTGGGCTGCGAAGGGGAGACTGTTGGGGACTTGGACATGTTGGGTGGTCTCTTTCAGGGACTGGACCAGCTTCGCCGATGCACTGATCTTGACGGTCTGGTTCCCGTCAGAGTGCGTGATCTCGGCGTTCTGACTCGTGATGATACCGTTGATCTCCGCCGTCTCCCTCACCACTCCCCGCAATTGCTTCATTGCCGCCATCGCCACTTTCGGGTCCGAATCCCGGCTGAACCCCACCAGCCGTTCAACCTCTTCCCGCACTTCCCAATTGCTCTCCCGCATCGCCAACGCGACGCCCTCAAGCCCAAAGTACGAGCGGATCACTTCCTCCCCCGGAACAGCGGGCAACTTCTTCAACGCTTTCTCCTCCCAATCCCACGCATCTGCTGCGCGGAAGTCTTGCCCTTGGCTTGATCCATAATCAACTTAGCCATAAGAGCGCGAGCGCGGCGGCGGCGATCCATTGTCTCGCTGAACTCAGGGCTATCTGCTTCATACGTCGGCAGGCGTGCCCCCTCAAGCTTCATCAACATGCGGAGTGCTTCCTTGCCCTTGCCGGGCAACCCACCACCGCCCTTGATCTCACCACGACGCTTGCCGGTAAACGACCCCACCAGCATCGACTCCTCAAGCTCGCGGTCTGCCCGGCGGTTCTTCATGCGAGCACCCGCTTCGGATGGTGGTGGCGCAAGAGCTGCTACCTTGCGGGGGCGCATCTTTCCGCCAATCATCTCCGGCTTGGTTTCCTGAATGCGGGGCTTTACGCGCTTTCCGCGGCTCATTGCAGAGGCTTCGCCAGCAGCAGCAGTGCGCTTGCCAAACCGCTCCGCTTGCTGAGACTGTCGCTCGCTAATGATGCGGAACAAGTTGCGGGCCATAAGCCGAGCCTGTCGGGTCTGCTTAGGGTCATTTGCCACTGCACGCAGACGATCAAGCGGAGCATTCTCAACTCGACCAGGAAGCCGAGGTGACTCAGTAATTGGCTTCATTGCTGCACGGACAGATCGTTCGCTTGGCTGCGCAACCGGCTTCAGCTTCGAGATTTCCTTGCCGCCACGCGTTACGCGAAGGCCAGCTACTTCACCGCGCTGCCGGGGATTCACAAACAGGGCACGCAAGCCAGCGATGCCTGGCTTCGGTGCATCTGGCTTTGTACCCGGTTCTCGAACGCGACCACCGTAACGCGAAGCCGCACGCAAGGTTGCAAGGCGTTCTCCCGCCCGGACATTGCCCGGAGCTTCCCCCGTCTCGATTCGTCTTTCAAATCCACGGGTCGCAAGGTCCCGGCCACGCTTGCTCGTAAACACCTTGCGCATGAGGTTCCGGTATTCCTCAGGCAGCGCAGACCGATACTCAGCCCGCATCTGCTTGCGGCTCGTGAACTTTGGACGCAAGGCA